TAAGCTGTTACAAGACTTCCGACTGACGTATTTCCTCCAGCAGTACCATTAGCATAATAAGTTCCCGATCCACCATTTCCTCCATTTCCTATAGTTATAGAATAACTCGAACTTAAAGAACTCATGGGTGCAACATAGAAAGCACAACCACCACCGCCGCCGCCACCGCCGCCGCAGTAATGTTGACTATATCCACTTGTTACACATAGGTAAGTTTTACTACCTCCTCCACCAGCACCAAGAGCGAAAATAATTACAAAAGTACCTCTTGATGGTTTAGTCCAAGTTCCATTACTTGTAAAATTAAAGTGTTGAGCCCCTGCTATTGAAGCAATACTTGACCATGTCCACGCACTACCAGATCCACCAGATGTAACAACATCTCCAGAATTACCATAACTACCAGCCCAAGTCATAAGGCCATTAGCAGCAAGACTTTGTGCTGCAAGTAAATTTGAACTAGGATTCCATGCTAACCTACCAGACTCATTATCCATTTTAATGGTTTGTTGCTGATTATCAGTAGCACTATCAACAAATAGTAGATTATGAAATGCACTATTATTATCAGTTCTAATTGTTGCTGTTCCAGCATTTGATGCACCTGAACCAGGGGCACCTTGAGCACCTTGAGCACCTGGGTTTCCTTGAGCACCTTGAGCACCTGCTGAACCTTGTGCTCCTGCTGAACCTTGTGCTCCTGCTGAACCTTGTGCTCCTGCTGAACCTTGTGCTCCTGTAGAACCTTGTGCTCCTGTAGAACCTTGTGCTCCAGCATCACCATTACTTCCATCATCACCTTGAGCACCTGGAGCACCTTGTGCTCCTTGAACACCTGGAGCACCTTGAGCACCTGGAGCACCTTGAGAACCTTGAGAACCTACAGCACCTTGAGCACCTTGAGCACCAGGAGCACCTTGAGCACCTGGAGCACCTTGAACTCCTTGATGTCCCTGATGTCCTTGGTGTCCTTGATGTCCTTGGTGTCCTTGATGTCCTTGGTGTCCTTGAGCACCTTGAGCACCTTGAGGACCAGAATCACCTTGAGGACCAGGAGCACCTTGAGCACCTTGTGCCCCCTGAGCACCAACAGCACCTTGTGCTCCCTGAGCACCAGCAACAGACTGCCTTTGCCACTTTATTCCATTCCACTTAAAAACAACCCCATTTTCTGTATGGGTGTCATTTACACTAGGACTATTTGGAAAATTAAATGCCATAATTTTATTTATTCTATCTTAAGAACTTTTACCCAAGTATAAACTTCGGTAGCAAAACTGCCAGGATAACCAAAACCAGTATTATTACGACTATCACTACATCTATGTTCTACCCTAAATGTTTTAGTTCCTGAACTAATCCAAATTCTAACAGTACCCATAGATCTAGTTTGCTGTCCTCTATCATAAGGACTTGCACCTTCCAACATTCCATCAGTAGCAAGTTCAGAAGATCCCATATATGATGTACTGTCAGTAACATTAAATAATCGTGTTTGATGCATATCAACTCCATGAGCAGGAGCACTCCATTCTACAAGCCATACACCAACACCAAGTTGAACTGAATTACTAGTAAGAGTAATGCCAGAACCACTAGTAGGCCATGGTGCACCAGCATTTAATGATCTATGTCTCCATGCACCAGAAGTAAATGATCCTCCTGCAGTGCCTGAACTTCTTGATTCATAGAAATAGGCAACAGCACCGCCACCTGCTGCACCTGCAGTTCCCTGGGCACCTTGTGCTCCTGGATTACCTGTTCCTGGAGCACCTTGAGCACCTGGATTACCTGTTGCACCTTGTGCTCCTGGATTACCTCCTGAACCTTGTGCTCCAGCATTACCTGGATTACCTGCTGAACCTTGTGCTCCTGGATTTCCTGCTGCACCTTGTGCTCCAGCATCACCATTACTTCCACCAGCACCTTGAGCACCTGGATTACCTGTTGCACCTTGTGCTCCTGGATTTCCTGCTGAACCTTGTGCTCCTGGAGCACCTTGAGAACCTACAGCACCTTGTGCTCCTGGATTTCCTGCTGCACCTTGTGCTCCTGGATTTCCTGCTGAACCTTGAGCACCAACAGAACCCTGAGCACCTTGAGCACCTACAGCACCTTGTGCTCCTGGAGCACCTTGAGCACCTTGAGCACCTGGATTTCCTGGAGCACCTTGAGCACCTACAGCACCTTGTGCTCCTGGAGCACCTTGAGCACCTTGAGGACCAGCAGCACCTTGAGCACCTGGATTTCCTGGAGCACCTTGAGCACCACCAGCACCTGAAGCACCTTGTGGTCCTGCTGGACCTTGTGATACAGTAACCCATTGCTCACTATTGGTATCATCATAAAGAATACCCATCTCACCAGAATCACTATCCCACCAAAGATCTCCAACTACGGGACTTGGAGGAGGATTATCACCAATAAAAACATTTGCTCCTGCATTACCCCAACTTACACCTGCACCAGTTGAAGTAAGAACAGAACGTGCAAGACCAACATTGTCATGAATATCAACTAATGTACTATCTAATTCTATTGACTGCTGGAATGTGGAAAGTCCAGATACTCTTAATGTATCCGTTTCTGTATGTCCAGTTATATTAATACCATCTTCCGAAGTAATTAATTTTTCTGTTCCATTATGAAATAAAACAGCTCTTGAATCTGCACCACTATGTAATTTTAATATAGGTTGCCAACTTTGATCAAAGAATTGATATGCTCCTGGACCATCAGCACCATCTGTCTTAAATACTATTCCCCCAGAACCCTTATCTTTAATTACTGAAGTTCTACCATCAACAATTGAATCTCCATTAGAATCATTTTGATTCTTAAGTTCATTAGTATGATATATTTGTAAATCAGCTCCATCACCAAAGACAGTCTTTGATTCATCTTTAAACTTAAGTCGACTATCAGACTTATCCCAAAATGCAGATGTAACACCAGCAGAACCAACAAATCTTACATCACCTTTAAATCTTGAAGTACCATCTACATCTAATTTTACACCTGGAAGTGTGGAACCTATACCTACATTCTTACTTGTATGAATACCAGTACTACTAACACCCCATGTTCCACCAGCACCTACACTTATTTCTCCTCCACTAAGTCCAAAGAATGTTCCATGAAACTCTGTTGCAGTTACTATACCAGTTCCTTTAAAAATAGCATTACCACCAACTGCCAAAGCTGCTGATGCTATTGTAGTTCCTATACCTACATTTTTAGTTGTATGAATACCAATAGGATCTAACTCCCATAAAGAATCATCTTCTTGACTATTAGCATTAGTTGAAACCCATGCAGAACTATCAACATCTTCATAAAATACATTTAGATCACCTTCTTCATTATCCCACCACAAATCACCCTGTTGTGCATTTCCTGGTGGAGTAGGTCCAACCTCAACTCTGGAAGAAACAGAACTAGTCCAACTAATTCCTGTTCCAGTTGCAATTAAAATAGAATTAGCAACACCTACAACATTATTTTCATCATGAATATTTCCAGTAATTCTTAAGGAACCTTGTAAATGTAACTGTTGAGTAGGAGCACTAGTTCCAATACCCACTCTCTTATTAGAACTATCATAGAAAAGGTCAGTTGCTGCAGAGAAGTCATTATTTTGATTGAAAATAACTTGCCCTGTAGATCCTGGAGAATAAACAGTGACAGTAGCAATACTACCACCAACATTAGCACTAGCAGAAACTGCAGCACCAATAAAATCTATTTTGGATATACTATTAGCAGTTCCTACAAGAATACTCTCATCAAAAACACTAATACCTTCAACTAACTCTGCAGGACTATCTGGTTGCCAATACCTATCATAAACAGTCCCATTTGGAATTGTTACAAGACGATAATAAGTATCTGAAACTGGAACATCCTTTTCGCCAGGATAACCTAAATTAGGTTCAACTTCACCTGGCTCAACATATAAATGCCTATCTGTACTCAGAGAGACATTCTTCGTTATTTTTACTCTTCCACTTAAATATCTTTGACTAGATTTTTTTGCCATATCATACCGTACTATTCTCTAGAATACTTCCCACAAATTCCATTTGTAGTGGTCCAACCAATCCACCAGCATTAGTCGCCTTACCCACCTGTAAAGTGATAGTATTTGTAGTTGTTGCACCAATGGAAATTGCAGTACTATATGCTGGATCAGTTGAACGTGGATATGCATGTTCAGTAGAATTTCCATCCATTGCACATGTGAATGTCAATCCATCATCTACAATTCTAACAGACTCACCAGAAACTTCGATTGCATCAGACTCTGCTGATACCCAATAATGAGTGGAAGTATTGGAAGAAGTACTAACAGTAACCTCAATATTATCATTATCAACAACAGCAACAGGCAACCACTTATTACTATCAGGATCTGTTGGTCTTGGATACTCATGTTGTGTTGCTCTACTATCCATATCACATTCAAATACTAATGACTTATCCTTAATTCTAATCTTATCACCAAGTTTAATTCCATGAGATGCAATCTTTAATTTCAATTTACCAGTAGATGGATTATATGTAGTACCTGTAGTACAAGTAGTTGTTGTTGATCCAGTAAGATTATATCCAGGAGCAATTGTAACTACCATATCACCTGTAAAAGGATCATATATGGCATTTGATGGAGTATAATATACAAAATTAGATGCTCCCACATTTACTTTAAATGCTGTAGATGAAGTTACTGTAATTGGTAAATTAGAACCACTGGTTGGATCTGTTGATCTTGGATAAGTATGCTCCGTGGCATTATTATCCATAGAACAAGTAAATGTTAAAGAATTTCCATCAATAGTTATATTATCACCCGTTGACATACTATGAGCAGCAGAAAATCCAAATGTAAGTTCTCCATTAGTTGGAGTATAAGATACAGAATTTGGTGATTTCTGAGTTCCATTCTGAGCACCACTAACCACATTAACAGAATTAGCACCTTTAACAGCACCAACATTAACAACAAGAGTATTAACATCTGGAACAGTAATTGCTAATGCAGTATCATATACAGGATCACTAGTTCTAGGATAATAATGAGTAGATCCATGAGCATCTGCATCACAAGTAAATGCTAATTTACCTTCACCAATTTTAATAGTATTAACTCCAGCAGTTAAACCATGATTAGAACTTGTTAATGTTAATTGCCCTGTAAGTGGATCATATACGGCATTACTTATACCCTTAAGACCAGCACCAGTAACTGTAAAGGCATCTGCAATAGTACCACCAGTATAAGTATGAGTTCCAGTATCACGCCTCCATGTATGTGTATAATTTCCACCAGTAACTATTGAATTATATTTTGCTTTTACAAATTGATGTGGAGAAGGATTATAAAAATGTTCAACACTTTGAGGACCAGTACCACCAATAACAGAAGTAAATGTTTTTGAAGTACCTACAACATCTACTATAGTATCAACAACCTGAGATTGTTGTGGATCTGGGAATATTGTAGTTGTAACACCAGCATTACTTGAACAAGTAAATGCAATTCCTGCCATTGCTATTGGATCACCTGGATTAAATCCATGTGCATTCATTGTAGTGACAGTTATAATACCAGTTGGTTCACTATATTGAACATCAGTAATAGTAACGATCCCTGTCTGATTACCTTTGATGTATACTCTATCTAATACTAAAGGGGTTTTTTCTAGAACTAATCTACCATCAACTAAGACTCCAGCATCATTTGGTGGAATCTCCATCTCATTTATAATTCTAATATCTCGTCTTAAACCAGTACTTCTAGTCTCTCTCCTATGAATAAAAGTAACTGTTGGATATGTGTTTATTCCTACGTTAGCAACTTGAGCATACAACAAAATAGCAGAAGTTCCTGTAGGTACTTCATAAAGTAATTGCTCACCTGGGGTTACAGGAACCGCTACCGAAATAAATTTATTAACTGGTGCAATTGCCATATTATCTCAACGCTAGTATTAATGGGGTTAATTGTGCTTGGATTGCTCTATTAAAATCTCTTCCTCGGATTGTAGATGTTGTTTGATCAATCACTAGACCTTCACCAATTCTAAAGTTACCTTTTTGATCAGTACTTGTGAATGGTACTTGTCCTCCGTTGATAGCAACAATCTCATTTTCAGGAACAGGTTCACCACCCTGGAAGGGGTTTGCTCTATTTATGTCCGTCCCTGCACCGACGTATTCAAAAGAATGGGAACTTGTGATAATCCTACTAATTCTCTTAAATTCAACATCAGTTCCACTAGAAATTGAATATGGAATAAATTCATTTAATGTTACAGTAGATAATCCAACATTAGCACTTCCTTCTGTTGCAACACTAACAGTATAATAAATCGGATCCATTTCTGCTTGTAAAGATCCAGCACCAATACCAGAAAGTGTAAGATTAACATTTTGTGATGGACCACTTCCAGTTGTTGGTAAGAAATTCCTACCACTAGAAATAACATCCACTGAAGTTATCGTACCTGCAGCACTAACATTTACAGATAATTCAGCACGAATAGATTCTGGACCTAATGGATTAGTTATAGTAACATTTGGTGGTGCAGAAGAAGTATAATCTCCAGGATTACCACCATTAAGAACCTTAATGCTTCTAATCAATTCAAATGGTTGTGTTAAAACAGAATTTCCAGCACTATAAGAATTAGTTGAAACATCTTGATAATCATCTAAATCAACTTTAAAGTAAATACACTGACCATCAAATGGTTTTCTAATATTATTTGAAGTATCTTTAGTATTTGTGATTAAGAAAGAATCCTGTTCAGCATTTTTTGCACCTGATGTTGTACCAGTATATTCAACAGCACCAACACCATCAGCATAAAGACCAAAATTACCAAATGATGAGTTAGAGTTTGTTAAATCACACTGACCACCAGTATCACAATATATTGCAATTCTATTAGCAATAGTAAAGATAGAAACTAATTGGGCATATGCGTTGTTTGTAATTGATACACCAATTCCATTCTCATTATATTGTGTAAATGAGTCACAAACCATACTCTTAAAATCTTGTCCTAGATTATTAGTTCCAGTATATGAAGCATCAACATGATTTCCATCTATTTTCATGCCAATACTACCAGTCATAAAGTTGGTGCAGTTTCTTACATAAGGTGATCTCCATCTTCCACCAAAATTAGGATTAATCCTTGATGGACCTTCGTTAGCAGGACCAAGTTCAGTAAATCCAGTAGCTGCTTGGAATGCAAGTCCATCATCTATAGATGCTTGTATTGGTGGAAATGCTACTGCACCACAACCAGGATGGTCTTTAGAACTTGACTCTCCAGCAAAGTTTAAATTCTGTATCAAACAACCTGCTCTAACATGGAATACATCCCTATCCTCATTAAGAGGTACAACAGTTACAAGTCTTAAATCTTCACCTGAGACTGTAACTTCAGTTCTTAAACCAATTGGATTGTTTTCTTTATAAACACCAGAACGAACAATAATAGTATCTCCTGGTTGTGCTATTTCTGCTGCAGCACCAATAGATCTCTTAGCATCACCTTCTAATAATCCAGTATTAGTATCCCATCCATCTTGTGTAACCCAAATAGCATTCTCAGTTTCAACACCTGAAGGTCTCCATGATACACCAGTTCCAACAGATGATAGTCGATAATCAGTTCTAGCAACTCCAGCACCCTTATCATTATGAACATCATATACAGTTGCTCCAAGTGCAACTGTATCATGGAATGTTGATGCAGCACCTACAGTTAAAATTCCTACAACATTTAACGCATCAATTGCAGGGTTATATCGTATTCCATAATCAACTCTAAGAGTTTCTCCAATACCTACAGTATCTACTCTAGTACTAGTATGATTTTCAACAAAAGGTAGATAATAATATTGATTAATTTCAGTCTCATTAGTTTCAATATATTGTGATGTTGTTGCTATACCAACTCTCTGACATTCTATGGCAGTAGAAATAGTACCTGTAGTAAATCCACTGATAACCATTCCAGCATCAATAAATGTTCCCCCTTCGACAGTAAATGCCTCTTTGAACAATACATCACCACAAACCCATAAATCTTTTTGAATGGCAGCACCACCATCAACTACTAAAGCAGCAGAATTACAAGCAGTTGCATTTGTTACACCAACAACTCTAAGATGATTTCCAACAAAGAGATTTTCCTCAATACCAACACCACCTTCAACCAATAAAGCACCAGTATCCTTACTGGTTGATCCAGTCTCATCTAATATTTGAGTCTGTTCACCAACCTTTAACTTTTTAGAAATACCAACACCACCAGCAAATGTAACAGAAGCGTCTGTAAGACTACTTGCATCTGTTGTATCATCAAATTGAGATTCACCATCAACTTCAAGTGTGCTCTGCAACTTAGTAGGACCTTCAACATCCAATTCCGCATCTAAATTAGTATTCCCATCAACTTCCAATTCAGCATCAAATTTGACATTACCACCAACGTTTAATCTTAAATTAACACCAACACCACCATCCATTTGAACAGATCCTGTTGTTGGACTTGAAGAATCTGTACCATCATCAAATCTAGTAACACCTGCAACATCTAATGTATTATTAAGTGTTGTTGCACCTTCAACCTGTAATGTATTATCAAACTGTGCAGCACCTGTAGCATGAATATCACCACTAATATCTAATTGATATGAAGGACTATTATTATTAATACCAACCCTAGTCATCCTATAGATGTCAGTTCCATTATGACCCCAATAATCCTTAATATTGACATCAGCAATAAATACTGGATTAGCTGAATTTGGTGTTGCTGTAACTGGATCAACACCTACACCTAAACTATTACTCTGAGTGAAGTTTAATACAGTAAATGTTCTGGCAGTTCCAGTATTTGGAAGATAAGTACCATCATCCTGTACATATATTCCATCAGTATGATCTGGAGTACCTTGAATCCATCTAATTCCGTTACCATCTCTGTTTAAATAATATCCATTCACACCTGGTGACTCAGCAGAGTCATAGATATTTCTATCAATTTTTATACTATCACTTACTTCTAATTTTACAATACCATCACTAGAACTTACAGAACCAGGAGCAGTAGTTCCTATTCCAACTGTCCCTAAACCCGTTACTACAAAAGCTGTATTATCAGTTTCACCAGTACCTAGAGTATTAGGACCACCAACTTGTAATCTATGATAAGGTTCTGTATTTGCTATACCAATTCTTCCTTCAGTACCAAATCCAATTAATGTTGTTCCACCAACTCCTATATTAAATATCTGCCTAACGGTCAGATAATCCATATCAACAAACGAAGTTCCAACCCCAGAGAAAGTTGTAATACCAGAGAACCAGTTATTTCCTTGGAATGTAGTCATTCCAGAAGGTCCAAAGGTTGCAATACCAGTTACATTAATATTCTCAAAATCGGCACTACCGACTTTTATATAACTTAAATCAAAATTATTAAAATCATAGTAAAGTTTTCCGTAAATATATACGTCCTTATAAAACTTGGCATCCTCATTAAAATGAGCTTCGTAACTGGTATCAGTAAAATTTGCCATATCTTACCACCCCATTTTATCCTTTATATAATCAATTCCCAAATGACTCTTCGCTAAAACCATAGAACCAAATTTACCTCTAATTGGTGCCATATTTCCCCAAATTTGATTACCCCTAATTGAAGTTCCTCTAAATTCAATATCATTTGCTTCCATTGTAATTTTATCACCACCCTTCAATTCCATACTTTCATCTGCTTTCACGGTAACTTTTTTAGCAAATATTTTTACCTCACCATTTTTATCTGCATTAATAACAACATCTCCAGCACCACTATGAATTAAAATATCAACACCATTACCTTGCTTAGAAGCACCAGTAACAATTTCTAAATCTTTATCTGCATGTATTTTTACTTTACCATCCTCAGAATAAGATAATATAAACTTATCATCTTCCTCAGTCCAAGCATAGTGAGTAACCACATCAGATCCACCCAATGAATTTTTTGGGTTATTGATATCAACCCTATACTTTGGGTATGCTTCAGTATAATGTTCGTGTTCAGTCTTTTTTGACATTAGGTTTTAATACAATCGATTACTTGTTCAACTTCACCCTGGAATTCTGGTCTTAAATCAAGATTTGCTTTTAAAATAGCACCAGTTCCTGTCTTTGAAATGACAGATAATATAGGTATTTCAGTTATATCTTTACTATTTATTGGTGTTACTTTAATGATAGATCCAGCATATATTTTGGTGTCGTATTCATTACCCAAATCATCAACGACCTTATCATCTTCCTCATACCCACTACCAGGATTAATAATAATAACATCAGTAACAATTGGTGGAGTTATATCTTCTACAGGATAATTTTCACCTTCAGATACAACATATATTGAATCAACTTTACCATCTTTTACAGTTGCTCTTGCAATAGCACCAAATCCTTGCTTACAATTATCAACTATTTCAACAAATGGTGGATATGTATATCCATTACCAGGATTAGTAACTTTTATACCAATAATACTACCAGTTTTCTTCTGATCACCCATAATATTACCATAAAATGGTAATGCTTCTGCTTCTTTTCCACCACCACCAAAAATATTAATCTTTGGAGGACTACAAACACTTGGAACACCAGCAAAACATTTACTACCAGAACCAGAACTAGAACCACCACCAGAACCACCTTTTATGGCACCAGATAATAAACTAAATCCACCAAGAGTTTGTTGAATAGCATCTAAAGGAGCACCAGCAATTTTAGCAGCATCAGAAATTGCTTTAGCAGCATTAGCATCTTTCATAATAGCACTCAAATCTAAGTCATCTTGCATAATAGGACCATATCCAATTTTATACTTAGATGCACTATTAGCTGGTGATGATCCTGCTGCTGGTTTATTACAATCACCCATACCTGCCATACCAAGAAGAGAATCTACTCCATTCCTAAGCATACCTTCAACACTAAAACCACCTAAGAAACTAGTAATTTTAGAAAGACCACCAATAGACTCACTCATACCATCTGTAATCTGCCCTATCATACTATTCACAACAGCACCAACTGCCTGATCTCCTACACATTCAACATAATTATCAACATTATCAGCAACAGATTGTAAGATACCTTTCAAAGAATCTTTCAAATTACCCATTATCTTATTAGTAAGACATGGTAAAAGATTATCTAAATTTGATATTGGTGGAACCATTGCTTTTTGAGCAGCAACACCTGCTGTATTAGCAAAACTACGGGACTTAGTAGCAGCAAATACTGTAGCAAAAACTGTATCATATAACATCTCAACACCAGTACCAAGTTGTGGTGCCATATTCTTATAAAGATTATTAGTCATACTTCCAACAATCCCAGATGAAAGTCCAGATAATTGTTCTGTTCTTTCAGAAATCATATCATTTATCTTATTTTTAGAAAAATCCAATCCTGGATCAAGTTCTGATTTTAAATCACTCAAATCATCAACAAAACCACCAATAGCAGTTTTCATCTTATTCATAGATGCTTGTGCAACAGTTGCACCACTCTCAATATTAATTACCTTTCCAGTAGATTTAGAATAATATGCCTCATTACCATCAACTTTTCCTACCTTTTTAGCATCTTTTGCTGATAAATTCCGTGGAGAATCCGCAACTATATTCTCATTACTATTAGAATCCTTTAAAACTTTTGTTGAATTTTTCTTAAGAGTACTTGTATATCCAGTATAAGGTCTAAATGGTAATGGATCTCCCTCATCTGCTCTATACCTAGAATTACCCATCGCTCCAAATATAATTGGAAGTTGAGCATTATCACCATCTAAGAAAAATCCCATAACAGTATCACCTTGCTGATACCTAACGGTTTTAAACACACAAGCAGATCCTGTCCCATAACCTGGTGGCAATAAAACTTGTGCCCAAGGTAAATCTTCATCTGGAAGTTCTACTGTATTATAAGGATGATAACCCATAATACGAACTTTATATCTATTTCCCCATCCATCCTTAGTCTTAGTTTGTGGTTTTTGATACTCATCAGGAGCTATCTGACCGATCCACCAACGGAAACCATCTCTTCCTATAAAATTACTATTTAATAAAGAATGTTCCATTATTTCTACTTGTTATTTTTCCCATATAATCCAAAAGTATCTCTCACCAATAACATAGAAGTTATTGATTGATTCTTATCAAAATGATGACACAATTCCTTAATCATATATAGACCACTTTGCTCATCATCAAACTCATTACCAGCACCACTAACTCTTGGAAGTTTGCATTCAATAATGTCACCTGCCCTCAAATTAGTATTTAATGGTACTGTCATATTTACCTCTTGAGTAAAGAGAACATTATACCTCATAATAGATTGAGATTGATGTTTAAATGGATCAGCATTAATTTCAGTAGAAACCCCCTTCTCCACTGTTCCTCTATCAATAACCATTGTCATCATTCTACTTGGTATATCGCCTAGAGTTTCCTTAGAACCTTCAGATACTGGAGGAAGTTTTATTTCAGATCCTAAATTCTTTGTTTTACCAACATATTTGTCAAGAGTAAATGTACCTTTCTGTGGAAGACTAAATTCACAGGTTTGAGGATCATAAGTAGCAACAAAACTAGCATAAGCACCTAATTTTAATTTCTCAACCAAATTCTGATTTTTATTTGTAAAATATTTTATAATATTAAAATCATTATTTCTCTCTATTGCACTTTTATTATATTCAGTATAAGTATATGATGCTTTTGGTTCCTCTTTAATTAAATCATCAATAGATTTAAAATGAAATCCATCCTGAGTCTGGAAAAATACAAATCCAGCAGTACCACCTGATGACTCTACAGGAACTGCTTTAGATGCCAACCACACTAAAAGAGCATATGGTTTTTTAAGATTACCAATAAATCCATAAGGATTAGAAGTCTTATCAATATCAAGTTTTTTTTCTGTTTTCAAATATTCTTTAAGTATCTTCTCAACTGATACGTCAATAGAAGATGATGTACCAAATTTACATGGAACTCTCGTTGTCTCATTGGTAATTGTTTCTCTAGATGTCAAATTCAATACGAAAGACTCTTTCTTCTCCATAGTAATTACATCAGTAATACTTTCCACACTAAAATAATCAGAAGGACTTTTTGAAAAATCAAGTCCTTTATTATCCTCACTATTAGGAGCAACCTTTAATGATAACCTCTCACCACCTCTCAATGGAAGACCATTATAAATTGATTGAAATTTACCATCTTTACCTTTAATAGTATCACCAGTGTTAAAAACAACTGCCTTTGCAGTAATTGTAGGAGAAAATATATCCTCATAATAATCAAATGAAGCAATACCAGGAACAATATCAATATCCTGAGATTGATCATTAGCTTCCAATACAGCTTGTTCTATTATCGATCTATCTATTGCTGCCATATACTTAAGTAAGATTCATTAACATAATATCTTTAATTTCTACACCACTTTGCTTTGTAGTAGTATTTAGTTGTGCTGTTGCTGCCGATGGTTGAACTGTAGAAGACTTACCACCACCAGTATTCATTGGAACTGTAATAACTTTTCTCTTTTTATTTTTAGTCATAACAGAATCAACTTTTTTACTTATAGTTTCTTTGTTACTATCTAAAAGACCTTTAAGTTGTTCTCCAGTAAATTTTCTACTTCCACCCTTTCCATCTTCAAATCCCATATCAATATCAGATGTTTTATCTTCCACTTTTGACTTTATACTGGATAAAGTATCAGATGTTTTTGATACTGTTCCAGTAGTTAATATATCAGCAGATTTTGGTTCTATTGATTTTACCTCTTCATCTCCTGTACTTTGATTACTATTAATAGTTTCATTCAAAGCTGCACTTTTATCAACTTGATTATTTGATCCTGCAGATTCTTCTTTAATTTTCTGTTTTTGCTCTTTGCCAGCATCCTCAATTTGTTTTTTTACATCACCCTTCGCATTTTTTGCTTTTTTCTCTAAATCATTAACACCTTTTTCAGATTTTTTAAGAACACCTTTTGCTTTATCTAATTTATCTTGTAATTTCTTCTTTTCACCATCAATTTCACCCTTATTACCAGTTATAGTGTCCCAAGCACTCTTAATACCCCCACCTATCCATTTAAAGAAATCCACAATACCAGTAACAAAATCCTTTAACTTATCAATAACAGGTTGTACTGAAGAAATAAATTGTTGTATTTTTTCAACAATTTTTGGTAGTTGATTTACTATCCATCCAGCAAATATCAACATAAGAAATCTAAAAGGATTAAATCCACCCTTTTTAGCAAACATCTTTTTAGCACCTTTCTTCATTGATTGCCCCTTTTCTAGCAATTTCTCCTGTAATTGTCTTCTTTTCTTACTAAATTTACTCCTAATATATCTTTTCTGCACCTTAGAATCTTTTTTAAAGAATTTTCTAAGTCCTGCTGTATTTTGCTTAGATTTCATTCCAATAAATCTTTTCTTTACCTTTTTATCAGCTCTGGCGAGTTTAAACCCACCCTTCATTTTTCCGAAAACACCTTTTGCCATTATACTACGTTATATTGAGATTGAGAATATGTTGTATATTGGTTACTAACATTACCACTAGCAACTAAAGGAAGTTCTGGGAATGTTTGTTGTTCCTCTTCAACTGAACCTTCACCACCTTGAGTATTAGACATTGGAATTAATAATGGTTGTTCATCTGGTTCTGGACCTATTTTTGATGATACATCCTTCTCTGGATGATTAATCTTAATAGTTGGTTTATTAATTTTAAGTTCATGCTCACCTCTAATAGCAGCTTCTTTCTGCTTCCATTCTTCTCTAGCAGCCTTCCAATACTCCTTTCTACCATCTTTCTTTGATGGTTCATTTGCTCTAATTTCATCAAAGTATTCTTTTTTGGATTTCTTAATATCAGCATTCATATCATCTCTAATCTTATCAAGTCTCATCTGCTCATCTTTAAATGCTTTCCATGCAGCCTTTTGTTCTGGAGTACCAGCTTCCTCAACAGATTTTCTATGCCTATCACCTTTTCCTCTACCACTACCAATAACTCTTCCTTGAGCATCTACTCCCATTTCTTTAAGAGTTTTCAACTTTTCATTATTCTTCTTATGTGCCTCTCTTAATTCCTTTCCACCAGCTCTCTTTTCTCTACCCCAATCAAATAATTTCTTCAATCCAAAAATAGCACCACCAACACCAATTGCTATTAATAAAGCAGTTAAAGTTACAGGATTAAACAATAACCCACCAATCACACCTATTAATGATCCCAATCCACCAAGAATCATACCCATACCACCACTAGCAAGTAGCATTACACCACCAACTGCAGCAAGACCACCTAAAAGTTGTAACCCTATTTTTGTAATCTTTTTCTTATTACCATCAGAAAATGCATTAATCAAATCAATAGATTTATTAGTAAACCATCCACCAACAACCACAAAGAGAAATTTCTTTAATTTCTCTAAAATAGGCATTGTAGATTTTGCCTTATCTTGTGCATCATTAAGTGGGGCATCATTTCCACCTTTATCATCAGGTTCACCACCTAAAGATTCAATATCAGATTCTTTATCACTTCTTCTAGTAAGTTGTTCTTCTAATTTTCTTCTTGTTTCTTCTATTTTTGCTTTATCTTTCGCATTCTCAATAATTGCCTGTTGTCCAACACGTATTTGATCAACAGAATCTCTTATACCATTTAAAGACTGCCTTACTCCCAATAAGGACTCATCCTGCATCTTTACTCTAGTTCCTAGATCAGTAACATCTTTCTCCAACTCAATTACTCTATCAAGAACCCTTCTCTGAGATTGAAGAGATTTCATCATTCTATCACCACTAACCATAGAGGTCATTGGTGAAACATTGCCTAATTTTGGTTGGCTGCCAAAATTAGCAAAAGAAATACTAGTTTTCTTTAGTTTTGGTGTTGCTACATTCGGAAAATTAGTATTATTAGATGGCATTTTGCTGTTGCTGTGCTTTTAAGTTTTCTTCTTCAATGTGCTGTTGTAAAAGAGATAGATAAACTTCTCTTTCCCAAGGTATCATATTTTCTAGCTCTGTTAAGCTATATTTATGATGCTGCATCAAGGCAAAATTTACTTTATAGTATGACTCAAGGTTTTCATGAGCCATACCTACCCGAAAAAAGCCGCTAGTCCCTCCAATACAATTTCATTTTCAACTTCTGTCTTAGGATTCTTGACTCTAATAGTATGAGACAATTTAGGCATAGTTTCAAAAAATTTCTCAATTTCTTTAAACTGTTGAGTACCCAATTGTTCAATAAAATCAACTAATTCCTTTTTAGTAGATTCTGATGCTGGCCAAGATTCTTCTTCGGAGTAAATTTGATCAATACATGATGCAACTAAATTGAATGTATCTTCTACATCCATACCACCCTCCATATCAAAGTTATTTTTAACAAATTCATCCAATGATGGATATTTCATCTTAAGTGATAATTTATCATCTAACTTAATATCGGTATTATGATCATCATCTGTAATAACCTTAATATCATCCAAATTAATGAGATGTGGAACTTGTGTTTCACCATCATCTGGACAAGTAATCATAACTTCAACATCTTCTCCAACAGATTTTCCTCTAATATTGAGAAATAGATATTCTATATCAAAAGTAGAAAGTTTATCAACTTTTATACCTCTAGTAATAATACAATTTTTAAGAACATTCTTAACAGCATCTGTTATCTGTTTAGAGTCCTCACTCTCCATTGCGATAATAAGGAGTTTTTCCTCTTTGACCAAAAATGGTCTATATCTGATTTTTCGACCAGATGAAGGAAGTACCAACTCATACGTTGGTGCGGTAATTTTTGGTAAAGGCATAATGTTCGTAGCACTTCAGTATTATTATTTATAGCACTTTTTTGAAAATCCTGTGGCTCCAAAAAATTGCGGAGTTTTTTTTGCCGTATATATGGAAAAAAAAGTCGAATTTGGTTTACGATCAATTATATAAGTCTTCCTTGAGAGACAACTCTTCCTAATACATTACCCGACACACTAGCACCAGATGCTAATGAACCTATGTCCCTAAGTCTCTTCTTACCCTCAGTAAGAGCAGAACTAATTATAGTACTGTTATTATTTGCTATTCTATTATTAGAATTTCCTCTAAAGATTGAGAAACTGGAATTCTTTCCACAAATATAACGATCAAAAGCAAATGTAACACTTGCCTTTAACAAATCAGAACTCTCATATGATACAGTCATATTTCCTAGTCCTTGAGGAAATAAACCATAAAAAGTATATTCTAATTCGTGATTATAATCTTTATCAAATTTAACAATCTTTGTTTGTTGGGTCTTATAGTCATCAGGGTATTGCATTCTAAAATAGTAACCATCCTGTGAAGGATCTTCACCAGAACCACTTGATATAAATTCTATCCAGTGTTCTAAGAATTTAATGGTTTTATATTCATTATCAACATAAAATTCCAAACCAATTGTATCAAACATTCTAGTATGTGCCATTTTTTCTTGGACACCTTGATAGTGACCATCAACACTAAAAGTTGCTGATGAACTACCTGGAAGAACAGCATTACTACAAAGCAATCCTGCAGTCTGACCAATAAATCTAAAACCAACACCTCTTGAATTAAGATGTCTTCTTAAGGGACTAGATAAACCCCCAAAAATTACTTGATAATGAGATGTTAATGCTAATTTAGATAGCGTAGGTTTAAAATCTGATATCTTACGAGGTTGTACCACTCTAAATATTTCTATGATAATTATATTTATTTATGTCCTATAAAGGTAAATACAAACCGTTACGTCCATACAAGTATAAAGGAGACCCAACTAAAATAATATACAGATCACTTTGGGAACGTAAATTCATGCAATACTGTGATGATAATATGAATATTTTGGAATGGGGAAGTGAAGAAATGTATGTATGGTACAAATCTCCAATAGATAATAGAGCACATAGATACTTTCCAGATTTTTACATCAAAGTAAAAGAAAATACTGGAAAGATTAAAAAATATATCATTGAAGTTAAACCTAAGAAACAAACAAAAGCACCACCTAAACCAAAGAAACAAACTAAATCATATCTCCGTGAAGCATTTGAGTTTGCCAAAAATAAAGCAAAATGGAGAGCAGCAAATGAATGGTGTATGGATAGGGGATTTGAGTTTAAGATACTTACAGAAACAGAACTAGGAATTAAATGAGTCGTATAAACAACATAGTAAAAGAATTAATAGGAATTGAACATCCCGATGATTTGATGTTGGATTTAATGCAAGCATGTAATAATACAGTAACTCCTGCCCCAGACGTTGGAAAATTTTATATTTTTGTATATAATCCTAAGACTCCACGTATTAGATATGATCAAAATCCATTAGTTGCTGTGACAGATATTTTTATTTGGGGATTCCGTGGAATCAATTTTCATTGGGATGATTATAGGCAATATACATGGAAAGAAGTCGCTGGACAACTGTATGAAGTGTATGATGATGAACTAACTGACCTTGAGCAAATACCTTTTGCAAATTTTAAGCTAAATAGTTGAAATAATAGGGTCGATAATGGGATTCGCAGGACAATTATTTGATAAACCAGGTGGAAGATACTCTGTTGATAATATACAAAAACTTCAGAATAAATCAAAGAAGTTAATAAAAAATAATCCACTTTCTAGTGGTAGATCTAAAAAAGCAGGTCAAGGAGCACAACTACTAAGATATCCAAATAAAAGAATAGAAAGTTCAGCAGACTATCTAAGTATAAAAATTGTAGAATATAAACCAAGTGGAATAGGTGTAGATCAAATTAATAGTAAAGAAACTAATACAGGATCAACATTTACTGGTAAAATTGGTGCTTCATCACAGTTAGGTACAGCATCTAGTAGAGCATCTAAACAAAAACCAATAGCAAATATACTATTACCAATACCACAAGGAGTTGAAGATAAAAACGCTGTTCAATGGAGTGACTCATCATTAAATCCGTTGAAAGCACTTGGTCTTAATATGGGAATGGGTCTTATGAAAAACCCAGGTCAGACATTAAGATCTATGGTAGATAATAAAGGTGGAATGGGGCAGATTGATGAGCAAACTAGAGAAGCAATCATGTCATCTCTTGCTGCTGCAGCAATAGGTGAAGATGGAGGTGAAATTAGATCAAGGGCTTCAGGACAAGTTCTAAACCCAAATATGGAAACCATATTTAAGGGAGTAACTATTAGAACCTTCTCATTTAAATTTACTTTTGCTCCAAGAAATATGAGTGAAGCACAAGAAGTAAAGCAAATAATAAAAATGTTTAAACAATCAAGTGCAGCAAGAGGAGTAGCAGAAAATAGTGGAAATGGAATGTTTATAAGTGCTCCACATGTATTCATACTTGAGTATAAGCAAGGTAATGCACCTCACCCATTCTTAAATAAATTTAAACCATGTGCTTTAGAAAACATGGGGGTATCATACACACCCAATAATACATATTCAACATATCCAGATGGAACACCAACAAGTATGGACTTAAGTTTAAGTTTTAAGGAACTAAACCCAATATATGCTGAAGATTACGAAGAAGTAGGAGGAGTTGGATTCTAATGTCATATTTCAGAGAACTACCTGATCTTAACTATCAGTCACCCATAAAAACCAGACAATCTTCACAGGCATATGTGAGAGTTAAAAATTTATTCAGAAGAGTTAAACTTCGTGATGATATAGCAAATAAAAATAATTTATTTACTCTCTTTGATAAATATCAAATTCCTGAAGGTGCTAGACCAGATACCCTTGCTGAAGAATTATATGGTAGTGCTGATTTAGATTGGGTTGTATTAATAACTGCTGGAATTACAAATGCTATAGACCAATGGCCTCTTAGTTCTAAAGATTTATATAGATATGTTGAAAATAAATATGGATTAACAGAAATAAATGAAATACATCATTATGAAACAAAAGAAGTTAGAGACTCTAAATCAAGATTAATTCTACCTAAAGGAAAGATTGTTGATAAAGAATTCTCAATGGTAAATCCAGATTCACCCACAAAAGTAAATATCACCCCTAACCCAGTGGTAGGAGTGACAAATTACGAGTATGAAGTTATTAAAAATGAAGAAAAGAGAAATATATATTTACTGAGACCCAATTACTTACAAATGTTCTTAAATGATATGAGAGATATTATGCATTATGATAAATCTTCTCAATTTGTAAATAAAAGACTGGCAGAAACAGAAAATACTAGAAATACTTCTCCATAATATTACTCAGCAAGTTGTGCAAAGTAAGATAGTGTATCATCCTCCTCAGATGTAGGAATTGATGCAGTAGCAACTGCTTGCTCTGCTACACCACGATCATTGTCCTCATCAACAACTTCTGGATCCTGACGTACTTGTGCTTTATTGCCTAGTACATATTCAAGACGCTTCTTAAGTTCATCATAAGACTTGAACTGATCACTAGCAACTAATTCTGCAAGAGAGTACTCTTTCTTCCAGAGTGCTTCTAGTGCGTCATCATCATCCAATAATGGAGATGTAGCAGTAAATTCAGATGAATCGTAGTTACGATATCCAGCAACGTTCTTTGCCTTCAACTTGAAGTTAGCACCTTGCCAGAAATCAAATGGATCAATTGCTTCCTCATCCTCAAACTCAGGTTGCATTGCTGCAGTTAGTTTGTCAAAGATCTTCTTACCGTACTTGTATAAGAATACTTTGCCTTCGTTCTCAGGATTTGCTGGATCCTTCACAACATAGATGTTACTGATGTAAGTTAATTTACGCTTCTGCTTACGAGCAGTATCTTTACCAGCATCAGTGCCGTTGTTCCATAGAGTAGTATTGTACTCAGAAACAGGATCCTTCTGACCAAGAGTAGTCAGAGAATTCTCTATAAACCAACCACCAGGTCCTTGGAAGGCATGAGAGTATAGTTTTACGAATGGTAGATCCTCACCATCGGGAGCAGGTAGGAAACGGATAACAGCATATCCATTACCACTTTTATCCACATCTAGTTTCCAGAGACGGTCATCTCCACCAGATGTAGTGTTCATTTTCTCGACTTCCTTCACAAGTTTTTGTGTAAGAGAGCCTAGTTTTGATTGCTTTTTAAGATTAGCAAACGTCATTTAGATTACCTCGGATTAATTTGGATTTCGTTGGATGTTTAGATTATAACAAATTTACGATTGATAGTCAACAAATTGTTTCAATTTATCAATAGTATTCTCCATACCTGAAAATAATACCTGTATATCAGTACCTTCTGGGAAACCCATCATGGTAACTGACTTCTGCAATTGATCTTTCAATTTCTTTGCATCAGGATCATCAGATAAAGAGAGTCTAGTATACATCAAACGTTGCTTTTCTAGCAACGTAACTAATTTATCAATGTGTTCCAATCTATCATCACGATCTAGAACATTAAATGATGTCATGTCACTATACAGTTCTTCCTGCAATGCATTAATCTCCTTTAGTTCTTCTCGAACTATTTCAGATTTAAAAAAATCACTCATGTATTAGTTCCCTTAAGATAGTTTTATATTGGAATACATTAATATTTATGAAGGGAATATACTTCTTTATTTTTAGACTTACGGATTCCCACACTGGATCATCCAACTTCTTATCAAAATTTTTTACGAAAGAAAAGACTTTTTCCAGTATCGTAAGCGTTTCTAAGTCGATCTCTCCACCCAAATACTTTTTTAGAACTATTGGATGCTTTTTCTTGGAGCAATCGAATAGTTCGTTCAAGTTTCCGTTGGATAGTAATTCGCTCGACTGTTCTTTGAACAAGTAAGTCAAACTCTGCTGTCTTCTCATCCACTCTGCGTAATTTCTTTCTCCAGAATTGATAATTTCTCCAATCCATAAGTTCTGAGGGTTATCTGTTATTACAAAATTTGATAATAAAAAATCAAGTATCTGTTGATCAGAGTACTTTCTAGAAGTTTTCTCAAACCAGTACTTATCCTTTCGTTTATTAAAGGATGCCATAGTAGCACGGGACTTACCTCCATATTTAAAAAAGTCATACTTACGATTAGTAAAATGACTCTTCATAGAAAGATAAGTTTGGTAGGTTTCAAATGGTGTCACCTTCATATAGGAAGTTTTGCCTTTGAAGTTGCTTTCATAAAATTAAGACGAGTTGCATCCCATTTTATTCTTTCCTTCAAAGGTTTTGATATTAGTTTCGTTACTGATTCTACCTCAAGACTATTGATTTCGCAATAGTGTAAGATTGCATCAATGTAATTGAGTTCATCTTCTGCTACAATTTTTTCAATTTCTATTGCAAACTTTTGTGGTGTTAAAAACTTACTTTCAATTGCTTTCTCTAATTCTTTAGTCGGTTCCATAGATTTCCAATTTATCTCCAACAAATTTTCTAATGTATTCACCGAGGAGTTTGATATACTTTGCTTTGTCAGTTTCTTCATAGACTTTACACTCTCCATTTTCACATGCCATAATGATTACTAATTTTTTTATTGAAATGTTATGCATTTCATATAGCATACAACCATATGCCATTGCTTGAACAAAATAATGTTCAATCCACTCTCGTGGTTTAGGTTTCTTAGATGTCTTAAAATCTATTATCGCTAACTCGCCATCATATTCTGCAATACAATCAACGGTTCCAGCAACTCCCAATTGCCTACTATATAGCGGTCCTTCCAGAGCGTATATATTATTTATCTTATTAAGTTCCCCCTTAGCAATCTTAAATAAAAATTCAGAAATTGGTGGAACTTCGGGAAGATTTTTGTTATACAAATAATTCTCAGTAAGAGTATGCATATCAGTACCACGTTTGGTTGCTGCCTTAGTGATACGATCTGCTTCCTCATTACCAACTCTCTTACGCCATTTAACAAAGATCTCTTTATTAAAATGACTAGTTACAGATGTAATAGAAACTAATTTAATTAGTTCTTCTTCATTAGGAATTTTATAATACCTAACACCATCTATATGTTCTCTTTCAAGAGGTGTTAGGTCTAAATCAACATGATTAAACATTAAAGACCCGAATCAATTTTTGCAATAATGTATTCTTTGACAAGTCCAGATCGAACTATATCATCAACACCAAATTCTATTATATCAAAAGATGGCATTTTACGCAAGATGTTCATAAAATCCATGATTCCATTACGATCATTTGTTTTTGTAAGATCAGACTGACTAGCATCACCACAAAACATAATCTTACTATTCTGTCCAACACGAGTAATAATAGAATCTAATTCATGGAAATTTAAATTTTGAAACTCATCTACTATGATGATAGAATCATCTAACGTAGTACCTCTTAAAAATGATGTACTCCAAAACTTAATCGTCTCCTGTGCTTTAAGATTACCATAAAGCATCTCAAAGTCTGCATCAGATGGCATCTGAAACATATACTTTACCATATGCTTATATGGTATCTGATAATATGAAGACTTATCTTCATGATCACCAGGAAGGAAACCAATCTCACGAGTAGAAACTAAAGACCTAACAATATAGATTCTTTCATAAGGTGTTTTTGGATCCAATACATCTCTAAGTGCATTATAAATTGTAATAAAGGTCTTACCAGTACCAGCAGCACCATAAGCAACAAGATGTTTATCACTCTTATAAGATTCATATAAAACCTTTTGATTGTCAGTAATAGGTTCAATATCAACCAAATATTCAGAACTAAGAGGTTTCTTCCTCTTCATTTGTTTAGTCGTCAAACCAACCCCAATAGGTTGGTCACTCTTTTTTCTTCTTGGCATCAGACTTTTAAGTTTTGAGCACCAGGTTGTCTTGAAGCTCTATCTAATACCTCATTCCAACCAGGTTTTGCTTTAACTAACTTATCTTTCCACTCTCCAACTTCACCTACACCAGGACATGTACTTGGATCAGAAAAATCTCTACTCCAATCTGGGTTATCTTCTTTCCATTGATCCCAATCATGAACACTCATTACAACTTCTTTAGTTTCACCAGTGTCTTTATTTTTAACAGGATATGTTGCCATAATAATAACGTATTGTAAAAATATTTAGACCCATTCAAGGGCTTCTGAAACTGCAGGGAACTGTTCGGTAAACACTTTCCTACATTCTTCTGCAATTACCATATGCTCCTTCTGAGTTCCGTGTGCAGACCTTAAATTTATATAATGAATCCAAGAACGACATGAACCAGTCATATAGATTCTAGTAGGAGTACAGAGTGGTAGTACCATTCTAGCACACTCTTTAGCAACACCATCCTCTAACATCTGATTGTAAAGTGCTTTAGCAGAACTAAAGAGGGTAATCATCTGACGATTAAGGGAATCAACCATCTTAGAATCTAAATCATCAGTAGAATTCTGACGATTCTTTGTATCTTGTCTTCTAAGTTCTGGCAATTCTATATCACCAAGTGCTGTACTAGCAGCATACCTTTGAGAGAACTCTTGGAAAGTAAAAGATCTATGACGTAATATCTGTGCAGCAATAGCACGGGTAGTCTCTATCTCAAGAGTCATAGAAGATTGTTCAAACACACTCCAATGATTATGTTTGATACAATACTTCAGTAGTCCTGCATACTTTTCGTTATCCTGATTAGATGGATTAGAGACACGGGCAATATAACCCATTGTCTTTTCTGCATCAGGAGTGATGCTTACAAGTTTTACAGTCATTTTTTACCAAATCCTTTTGATGTTTTTGATTCTATACGAGTAAGTTCTTCTTTAAGAATTCTCAACTGTGCTTTCATATCCTTAAGTTGTTCATCAGTATAAAGATGATCTTGCTTAATCAATCTCTCAAGCATTTTCATTAATCTTTTCGACCTATTAGTCGGGGTAGCCATCGTCATCGTCGTATAGTTCGTCATAATCGGTAGGTGGTTCAAATGCCTTTGAATTCTTGTATGCATCAACATCAGAATATACTTCTGCTTTAAGTGCATCAACTAATAGTTCCATATTACGGACTATCAACTTTAATTTGTCCCTTTCCATAACAATTAGACTTTCTATTATTTTACACAAAAAAAGAGCACCTGTCAATAGGTGCTCTTTATATTTAAGTTTTCTTTAACTTAACTGCAAGGGATTGCCTTGCTTCTAACCTTAAGACCACGATACATAAGATCATGTCTCTGGGTTTGAGTATGCTCGTTGATGAGCATCTTTCTGTACTCTTCAGTGTCGTACTCGACACCACGGTAAGTAACTTTTGCCATTGGCTTTACCTAAAGGTAGGGTGGATAAGACCCCGTTCCTTCAGTCGGCTTTTGCGTCCTCAAAGCATCCCTTCTCAGTACTCTGTGCCACAATCTGAATAAGTTCAGATTTAGGAGTTTCAGTATGCTGACGGTATATCTGTTCGACAAGACCAGTAGCATAATCACATGGTAAAAGACTGATGAGAAGTAGTTCCATGAGGATGAACGATTCCGTTCCGAGTCGGCTTACTTGCGACCTCTTATGAGGTTGAACGTTGTGTTAATACTAACACATTTCAATTATTTAGTCAAGTAGCAAGTAGTTTTGTAAAGTTTTAATATTATTTACGTTTTTTTCCTTTGGGTTTAGGTGATTGATAACCCCAGAGATATGGTTTAATAGTTCCATTACCATAATCAATGCTCTTTAGACCATCCTTAAACTTATCCCAATACATATCGAACAAAGATATTTTAGTACCTCTTGTAAGATCAAAGTGAATTTTATCTTCGTACATATATTTTATAATATATGCATCAGTAGGTGCATTTTTAGTAGCAACATTTTCAAATGATCCATCTTCAACAACTATAACACATCCATAATTAGATCCAAGTTTTTCCCTTTCTTCTTTAGACCAAATAGGTACTTTCTTTTCTGGTTTCTTTAACTGTGTCTCTGTGGTCATGCTTTATCTCTCCACACAATATCTGGATATGCTTCTTCTACAACATCTCTTGTAATCTTATATCTATCAGATAAGTTACCATCTTTAACAAGAACAATAATTTCTGCTTCTAATGGATGAAGTCCTTGAAGTATATTAATAAACATAGACTCTCTACGCATATTATTCATACCGTCATTACCACCTTTTACAAAGTGATAAAAATTCTTACACTCTCTTCTTATAGTTGTTCTACCTTGAGTATCTGATACACCCATAGAGAATGAACCAGTCTCATGCATAGCACGGATATCTTCTTTCATTTTAGTTGAAAGAGTTCCACTATAAGTATTTTGTTCATCATATGATTGATATGGTACATCCCCATCTGGTAAAGCAGATTCGATTGTAGTATCAAAATTCCATAAGAATAATGTTCTTAGATGAAACTCATCATACTTCTTCAGAACCTCAACTTTCTTTACCTTACTCTTTTGTTTTGATACTAAATCAAGTACCTCAAATACAAAAGGTTTCTTAGGTAACTGGGGTATTGCAGTAGTCTTTACAACTCTTGGTTTTGATTTTCTAGTAGTCGTCGTCTTCGATTTCGTTGTCATAATTGTTTTCAAATCTAAATGCTACAATGTTATCTGGAACTAAATTACCTAGTTCGTCAAACATCTCAGGATGTGGGCGTGGTATCTCTCGATAATTCATCATATAGTCCCTTGCTACCCATCCTATTAATCCTCCAACAAAAAAGAATAATAAAGATATTGGTAATACTAAAACTAAAATTGTGTCGAGAGTCATACTTCTATTTCCTATGGTAATGGTTTTACTGGTTGGTTTTTTATTACCTCCTTTTAGTATGAACTCAACCCCACGATTGATATGTTCTTTGGTTTTATTTATAGTTGTCATTCAAGTATATAACAAAATATATGATTTGTCAATTAGACAATACTTTTTTCTTTGAGATATTTAACAGTATCAGTACATCCACCAAGATTATCTCCATTTAAAACCACTTGAGGGAATGTAGAACCTTCACCAAACTGTCCGTAGAAACCATCCTTAGTAAAATGTTCATCAAGTTTATAGATAACATGACTCAATTTTGCTAGCTTCATCACCTCTTGAATTTTTTCGCAGTATGGGCAACCGTCTTTACTATAAATGGTAAAATTCTGCATTGTTTAACTTAAAAAAATTATTTAGATGTGTAGTATATCATACATTAATCAAAGAAGAAAATTTGAAATAGTCTAGAGTCTTCTTTGTTGGTTCCAAAATATTGTGATGCTGCATGTATATGTTGTGCATCAAAAATGAATAGTCTATTGAATACATTACCAATAGAATCTACCAACTCAAACTTAGTTCCATCATAGAATCCACCATCAAAAGCACCTTCATAATTTGAATCACTAGTCCTCATAGCACCATTCTTAGTAGCATAGAGAGATGTTCCACAACTATATGCTGGATTGGGATGTAGATATATCATTGCTGCCCATGTCTGTCCATCATTATGATACACAATAGGATCTTCAGGAACACAATACTGGAACCTACCATTCATACCATGTGATTCCCATTCACGTATCTTGATACCCATGATACGTTCAAATGCTTCCTTCGTTCCTGGGACATAGAACTGTTCTTCAGTACGTCTTCCTTTATAGTATCGTAAGTCCTCTTTAAACTCTTGCTTCAATGCAAAGTCTCTAACAGCATAAGGATCTGAATAGAAATTATCAACTACCCATACAGTTTTCTGTGCTGCTCTATTGATTGATGTTACTGGTATAAATTTCATGTGTTTTCACATGCTACTTTATGTAAAAACTCTGGATACTTTCCAGAATCAATATAAAAATTAGTATTAATTAAGAAAAAATATTCTGGAAAAGGCAATTTTCTATTTGGATCTACCAATCTTTCAGTTTGTATCTTCATAGATTCAAAGTCTCCCATCTGCCTAAAGCATTCAGCAAGTCCAACAATGTGTTCGTTTCTAACTGGGCAAAACTCTTCTGCCCTAATACAACAATCCATTGCCTTCTCATAATCACCAAGGTATCTATAGAGTTCCTGAAGAAGATAATATGTATAATAACTCATCTCATTAGTACCTGCGTAATTAGTATATGCTAACCACTCTTTAAAATAAAATATAGATCTTCTAGCATATTCAATTGAATGATTCCTTCCTAAAGGATAAAAATCTGCAGCAAAACAATCATAATAACTCTTACCAATATACCAAAAATGATATGTATCAGTTAATAAATCACCCTCACGTATATGTTTCTCCTCTAATTTTAATGCATCAGAAAGATACTTAGTAGGAACAGTATATGATTCACCATCAAAAGTACCTATTTGTCTAAAACTTTTTGGTAGATCATACTTCTGAAATTCTTCACCAACTCCTGGTAGATCACAGACAATACATTCATGTGCTAAGTCATGTTTAAAATGCCAAGGTAATCTTGCATTCCACATCCATGCACGATAATAAACACATCCAGGTTGCATTGCAGTAATATGAAACGCTTGATTGACTGTATTATTAATCGGAGTCCAATCAAAATCATCATCAACTTCTAGATACTCATCACAATCCATCTTAAGTATCCAATCACATCCATGATCTGTTTGAAGACACTTCTGTAATAGATGATCTCTATTCCATCCAAAACTTACCCAACCTTCTTCCACTTGATAAATGAATCCAGGTATATTCTTATCATTAAAAAATTCTTTTACAATATCAGGTGTGCCATCAGTGGAACCATTATCCTGCATCACATAATAATCAATGTACTTATAGCAAGATTCAAGCATCCTCTTCATAACAGATGCCTCATTCTTAAACATTGATATCATTACAATCTTTGTTTCTTTATTCATATTGCTAATTCTCCTGGAAAACGTTCTTGATTATCTTTAATTGCAATTAACCATGCAGATACAACAGGAATTTGTGGTGCCATATCCCAAGTATCCAAACGATATGTTTGAAATCTTATATCTGTATTACGTATGAACTGTGCCTTGTCACGATTAGTATAGTACCAGAAACTATGTTCATTCCAGAAGCTAACATGAGTTGGATCTTGCCATGCTCCTCTACCATCAGTAGAAGGGACTTCAATCATTGCCCATCCACCGTGTGCCAATACCCTATGAATCTCACGCATCGTCTTTATAGGGTCTTTTAGATGCTCTATAATATGACTAGCATTAAGAACACCAACACTATTATCTGGTAATGGAATACCTTCATCTAAATTACAAGTAATATCAGCACCCTCTTGATCTATAGTTAGATATCCTTCTCTTGGATATAATCCACCACCAATATCAACCTTTGATAATCCTCTAATATCAGCATCTCTTTCTGCTAATTGAAAAGCATATTGATTATAAAGTTCTCTAGTTTTCTTTTGTATATTTTCTGATCTTTCTAACCATGTATTATCTCCAGTAACTCTATAAATGTAAAGTGGTTTCTTTATATGAAACATCTTTGTTTTGAGATATGTACGAATACAAAGATCATGATCATCACAAATATCCAACTCAACATTATGACCACCGAGTTCTATATACAATTCTCTTCTCCATGACCTTACATGATCAGGGGCATACCAAATATAAGATAAACTATGACTTGTTGGTTCCCATGAATTCATTACGTAATATTTTTTACCACGAAATTCATACTCATACTGAGTCCATCCATGATTACTATTATATGGAATAAAATCATCCTGATACATTAATACATCACTATATGCAAATCCAATCTCAGGATCCTGATATGCCTTACATAATTCATCAAGACAATCTGATCTAATTAGATCATCAGAATCTATCTCAACCAGAACATCACCTGTTCCTTTATGAAATGCATTATGTTTATGATATCCTACACTCTTTGAATCACTTTCAGTCCTATGAATAATAACTCTATCATCATCAATTATATCTTTATCTAAATCAGATTCATGCAGTTCATTATTCAACCAAAGAATCCATTCCCAATTATCATATGTCTGGGCAACTATGCTGTCATATAATTCTTTAATATATGGTGTCTTCTTATGAGCAGGAGTTATAATACTAAACTTCATTCAACATCACGTCACATAATATAATTATAGCACTGGTGTCAACCTATTATATTTTTATCCTAGCTAGTTGTCCCAATACCTACTGGTGCAACCATAGGAATGTCACCACCTTCAGGTACATTCTGTACTTTAGGAAATTCAACTATAAGTTCACCATCATCATTAGTTCTATCATCTGATTTAATCTGTTCATCTTTACGTTCTCCAACTACTATCCAAGAAATAGTATCAGTAGATGTATTATCCTGTGCAGTAATAGTCAATATATTACCAGATACTGAACCTTTAACAGCACCCCATCCAGTTTCATTTGAAGTATGACACTGAATATTAGTATTCAATACAACAAATGTTCCATCTGTCATATTAGAATTATTATCAAGATTAACTGTAGCAGTTCCTGATGATAAAGTTATCTTACCACGATATATGTTGTCACATTGTGGACTTTCAACACTAGAATGAACTAACTCATGTGTATCCTTTTTAGATGTAAGTGGATGAGGAATCTGGAATGTTTTACTTCCTGTTACATTTAAACCTTCAAAGACATGTGTTCCTCTATGCCTTAGTCTAAATACTCTCCAACCAGAAATATAACATATTCTATCTCCACTATTATTAACATAATTAAATAGTGCCTGTGGTGTCCAATACTTTCTAGCACCTCCAGTAAAACCAGATCTAAATTCACCATAAGAACTACCATGATTTGGTCCTATTGTTCCAGTTACCCTTGTCCAAGATGTTGAGTTGATAGTTTGGTTAACCATTGCCCAATAACCATAAGATCCAGGGTTACCAGTACCATTTTCCATATTGCAATCATATTCAATAGAACCCATATAATGATTCTGACTACCATTATGTGTTCTCATCCAACATTCCATACGGAATGAATCACCGTCATCTATTGGAATATAAGGGAATCCTGATCCATAATCACCACCACAATTAACTGCACCAGAAACCATAATTGCATATCCGCCAGGAGCATCACCAATGTTTAACCAACTTACAGAATCAGTATTAAAGAATTTTCGCAATTCTGATTGACTCCAAGATGGGTCTATAGAGAATACACATTCACCTTCTCCACCAGAAACAACAGGAGCATATACATCATTACATCCATATGCAGTACTATATCTTGTTCTATTCTTTCCAATCATCAATCCATAATTTATATGGACATCACTATTTCCTACTCTAGTTTCATTACTAGTATTTTCCCCATATATGTTTAATACATCTCTACCATGAGTTTCATCATAGATTCTAAATCTATGAGTGTTAGTACCAGTTGAACCCAATATTCTCCAAGTTGTACTAGGACCACTACTAGTCAACCAAATATCTGCTTCTGTTCCTGTTATATTCAATTGCTGACTTGATGGTCCTGATAAACTAAGCCTACCTTGGTGAGAAAGAGTCATTCTTGTTCCAATGGTACTTGGTGTTCCTGTAGAGAAGCATAATTGATTAGCACCATTAGTACTATCTGTCATCTCTGCACGAATGTTTGCAGAAACTCCTGCATTTCCACTTCCATCAGCACCGTCTCTTTGTTCAAACTCAATCATTCCACAAATTGTACCATTATTAATGCTGGTTAAAGTATTGGTAAGTCTTATAACACCACCATTACTTGCATCTGATATATGAAGAGTTCTATCAGGACTTACTTCATTGATACCAACTCTTCTGCTGCTTGCTAATGATAATACCGTTTCAGCAGCAACATCTGCAAAATCACTATTACTTGTTCCTACTCCAAAGTCTAAATTACCCCAAGCAGAATCATCATTTCTTATTCTCCAGTTTCTTGATGATGAACTACTATGAGACTTGAAGGATATACCTTTGTTGTCTCGAATATGAATACCACCGTCATTTCTTGTATCAACGGGAGTGAAATCACCTACAACTACATTACCACTTGATGTAATATGCAGTCTTTGTGTTGTTGTGGTTGCTTCTCCAGTATAAAAAGCTAGGTGAGCAACACCTTGTCCATTACCACCACGTATTTCTATTGCATCTGATAACCTTCCTAAATTATCAATTGATTTAAGAGCACCATATCCACGATTACCAACACTTCTTCCACCTTGGATTGCAAGTCCTCTATCATTTGCATGATTCAATACAATAGTTGCACCACTATTATCAGCATCAGTTCCAGATCCAAATCTGGCAAGGAGTTCATATGCACCACTTTGAGAATTATCACCTAGAATATGGAATTTTGGTGCTGCAAATGATGCACCACTTGCTAAATCACCAGCAGTAGGTGTGACAATTCCAAGACCAACTTTACCTGTTTGATTTACAGTAAAATGAATATCACTAGTATCATTATCATATACCAAAAAGTTTGCTGTAGTGCTACAACCCCAATATCCTCTTGTTGCACCACCTGTCCTTAATTCTATCTGTGTATTAGAAGTATCACCTCTCTCAAGTACTACAGGATGTCCAGTAGTTCCTGAAAAAATATGCATCATTCTAGCAGGAGATGAGGTATTGATACCAATTTTTTTATCACCACAAATACGAAATACTTCTGTTCCTCCTGTAGATTGTGAATCAACTCTGAATATATGATCTCTATCATTTACAAAGGTATCATAATATACGTGACCAGTGCCACCCTCACACATAAATCTATATTGATTTACACCTGCTTGTTTATAAAATATCCCTGCTTTATAATTTGATGCTCCATCAATTGTAAGATCCTGTGTTGTATTTGGAACCGAAGTACTAATTCCTATATTACCTGCTGCCGTAAAAGACATGACAGCAGCATCACCAAGACTGCTATTTCTTAAATGTAAAGTTCCAGCAGCACCACTTTCAACTGTTCCATTTCCATCATTATCAAAATCCCAACTTAATACGCTATTATTTAATCTTATAACAGCATCAGCAGCACCAGTAGATTGAACAGCAAGTTGTTGAGTACCAGAACCTGATATGTCAAGATTGTATGCTGGAACCGCACTTCCTATACCAACTTTACCTGCTGATGTGATGCGAAGTGCTTCTGCTGTTGTACTATCAGCATTAACTTCAAATTTTGTAAATGTATTTGATCTGAAGATTTGTTCTCCACCACTTCCTGTTGCTAAAAAAGTATCTCCAGCATCTGACTGACTATTACTTGTACCTTTAAGATATAACCTTGGAGAAGTACCAGAAGAAGATCCAAAAGTTAAATTGAATGAATTATCAAACTTAACACCCTTATATGCATTTGTTGCTGCATCAATCAGTAAATCAGAACCATTAAAAGTTAAGTTGGCACTGTCAGTTAAAGTTTTGTCACTATCTACATAAACAACACGACCTGCAGTCAGTGTTTGATCTTTTATACCATTACGTGCAGTTACAAGTCCTACAGCATCTACATTCTTTACATCTTCATATGTTAATACACCACCAATAGTAGCATTACCAGTCACATTCAATTGACCAGTAGTTGTAGTACCAACTATATTAACACCTGAACTAGTCGTTTCAAATTTAAGTCCGTTGCTTGAACTAGTATCATTATAATATAATTTTACACCTTCATAAAGATGAAAATCTGCAATACTATCATTTTGACCACTGCTTGGGGAATCTGGACTACCTTTAATTTGAACATCCTTTGAATAGAAAATCAAAGGGTTTGATCCACTATCACCGTGTGTTGCATAATCTAAATATTGCTTCCATACAGTTGAATGGGTAGCAGCATTACCTTGATGATATACATGTGTATTACTACCATCTCCAAAATATAAATTTGTTAAATCAGATAATCTTAATATTCCATGAGAACCAGGAGATTCCCACCTCATAAATCTATCAGGAATACCTCCATACCAAGTTACTTGATCTCCACCAAAATGAACACTATTACTATAGGTGGTTATTCCAGAAATAGTTGTAACACCAGTAACATTTAATGACCCTAATGTTCCAACTGATGTAATATTAGTTTGTGCAGCAGTATTAAGAGTACCAGTAAAACTTGTAGCAGTTAAAGTACCATTACTAGCATTAAAAGAAACACTTTTAGATGAAGTTGTTGCTATTTTAGCAGTATTAGATCCAGTGCCTGTTACTAAAACAGGATATACTGTTGATGTTGTATTATCATTAGTAGCTGATATAGTATCTCCTGGACCTGGTGTCCCAGACCTTTCCCATGATGTTCCATTCCAGGTCCATCTCTTACCACCACTAGTGTGGATATCATTTACCGAAGGACTAGCAGGAAAATCTATTGCCATCTATATAATTATTTTTAGTTATTTATGATCTAACATTTATTATAATCCCAACAACCCCTTTAACTCATCAACAGTGAGACCAGCATTTTTTAATTTTTCTTCAGCAGTTGGTTCTGGTTGTGATGGATGTGGATTGTCTAACATCCATTGTGTTTCTGCTGCCATAAAAGCATCAAATTCAGATCGTGTCATTTCTTTCCATTCACCTTCAATGAGATTTCCATCACTATCTCCAACTTTACCACTAGGTTCTTTATCTGGTGATAAATCCTGAGTCATCCATATTTTGTCGTTAGAATCGACGAATTTGTAAACTTTGTTTTCCATTTTAATCTTTATAAAGAGTCATTGATCTTCCTGGATGCCACAACATTATAACATAATACATACCACCACCATAAGAACCAGCAGATTTCTGTATTCTTAGTTTGTTATTAGCTGGTCTAGTAATTGACCATGCACCCTGTGTGCTTGAGTTTCTTGCCCATATTTCTCTAAGAGTAATACCAGAATAAGAATCACCAAATATGAATCCCTCCCAATAAAGATCATATCCAGCAGTCCAATGAGATGCCCACATAGTTGCCCTTATACCACCATTACCACCTGCATTCCAAGTATAATCAAACTGAAGAGTAGAAGTACCAACTAAATATCCACCTTCTACTTGTAGATATACACTTCCATCACCATGACCACCAAAGTTTAACTGACCTTTAGTTCCTGCATAAGCAAGTTCTATGTTGGTATGACTACTGGTTGAATTGGCTGTTACTACTGCTGATGAATGTGATGCTGATGAATGACCCTGAACTAAAATTCCTCTCTGACCAGTAGATTGTCGAATATAAATTCCACTGTCATGAGTAATGTCTATACCTGAACTAGCTGAACTGTATATCTTTAAAGTGGATTGAGCACTATTAACGGTTGTATTTGTTGTTTCAATATATGCTTGTGTGCCTTCACCATATCCTTGGAATAATATTTGTGTTCCAAATCCAGTTGATGCAGCATAAGGATTTTCTAATTGAAGAACTGCTCTTCTTGCATTATCATTATATCTTAAAGACATATGTGAGAACTGTTCAGAAGAAGGATTCTGATTAATCGTCATATAACGATTATCACTATTACTTCCAATAAACAATGCAGTATCAGTACCCACAGCAGCAGGAGTATTAATATGAAGAGCACCAAGTGCAGCTCCACTATTTCCTTCACCTATATTGACTCTACCACCAGAAGTCATGGTCATTAACTTACTTGGACCACCTCCACCAGAAGAACCTGACCACCATTCATGAGTTATTTTAGTACCACCACCCAAGTTTGCAGGATAAGCATTACCAGTGAATACTAAAGCACCATTTCCATTACTTCCAATAGTTCCATAAGAAGAAACACTACCTAGTGCTATACCATCATACTGTCCTGTTGATTTTACTTGAAATCTTGCACTTCCTCCATTACCAGCACTAATACCAGGTTCAGAAATTTGTATTAATCCTGTTTGCGTGATAGCAAAATCTATTCCGTTTGAATTATTGTCTATAAAGAACAATCCATTACTATCCAAAAGACCCATATAGGCATCATAATTATTTGTTCCACTACTTACCATCCATTCTAAACCTGCCCAACCACCTGTTGATACGTTTTCAAGTTTAATAATACCAGGTCCTTTGATATGAACCTTTCTTCCTGGAGTTTCAACACCAAGGCCAATTTGTCCGTTTGTATCAACCGTAATAAATTTTGTTTCTAATGTATTCTTAGCACTACCACCAGTTTTTGCAAGAGTAAACTTATTATCACTAATACCTTGTTGCCATGCTAACTGTCCAACTCTATGGAAACTAAGATAACTCCAATCATTATTAATATTAGATGCACCACTCTTTTGGAATTCTACTTGTCCATACTGTGCATCTGATACAGTTAAGGAACTATCATAAAAATTAGTAATTTTTCCATCTGTATTGACACGAAGTTTTACATAATTTGCAACTTCAAGATCAAAACGATTACTATTAATTCTTGCTACTGCATATTCATTAGTAGCATTTCTCCATCTCAATACTGGTGAAGATCCACCTACCCATAACTCACTATTAGTCTTAAGATAACCAGTATCATTTATGAAAACACTAGTGGCCCAACTTAATGCAGCATCTGGAGATCCAGAAGAAGGTGATCTAAGAAATTGGATACCTCCATTAGACATTGTGATACCACTTGCATCATCAGCACCAATAAATTCCCATCTATTATTTGTACTATCATAATAAGCATTATTAGTTAAAGCTAATTCCTGACCATCTACTGGATTCTGTCCAGAAAGTGCTGCTCCACCAATTTGTATAACTCTTCTATCAGTATGCCATGCTTTTGGTGTTACTCTGACACCTAATCTACCGTTTGTATCGATGCGAAGTCTTTCATCTACTCCACTACCAGTAGCAAGTAAGAAATTACCTGAACTATCTGTTCCAAGATAAACTGGAACTGATGCATTATTTCCAGCAAGTCCCATTACATAATTATTATTTGTACTCTTAAAATCTGCAACTACACTTGTTCCTGTTATAATAATATCATCTGCAACAACAGCTCCAGTTACATCTATTCCCGTATTAGTCGTGGAAAATTTAGGAGACGTATTATAAAAGAGATCCACAGCTCCATCAGCATCAAAGCGAGCCATTGATTGACCATCAGGTCTGTTTCTAATATAAACATCATCAGCAGTCAATCTTAATGTTTGTCCAGCAGTTCGTGCCTGAAAATATACATGACTACCACTACTGTATATCTCACCATCATTTGGACCAGTATTAGTACCAAGAAGAAGTTTTTGATTATCTGGTATATGTACACCTGCTCTTGCAGTTACTAATCCAACTGCATCTACATTCTTTACGTCTTCATAAGTTAATACACCACCTACAGAAACATTACCACTAAAGGTTCCAGTAGTTGCTGTTAGGGTAGTTGCTGTTAGGGTTGGTATATTAACACCACTATTGTTTATAGTAAATCTATTTGAACCACCAGTATGAAAATTAAATTCATTAGATGAAGGATTTATTATTGTTGCACCAGTTCCTACATAAAACTCCCCATTCGCAAAAGTTGTTATACCACTAAACTGAACACCACCATTCGCAAAGGTTATGGTTCCTAGACCAGCCCTATTAGTTAATTGATTTACACGAATCTCAGATGCCATTATTACTTTATTGTAGTTATTATTTTATACAGGTGGTGAGTTTTGAAATTCAGCATTTCTTTGTACTGCTGTTTTAACAACACCCAAATCATATGCTTGAGTAACCTGTGCATCTATACCAACTGCGATAGATATACCATTTTCATTACAATACTCAGTATTTAATTTAACTATCTCTTCTTTTGCTATTCTTGCTCTATTGGTAGCAGCATTTTTAATCCAGTGATCAACATCAAGAGCAACATAATCAAATGCTTTCTTTTCAGTATCAGTTAGAGTTACAGTATAATAACTAGGCATTTTTAAAAAATTGTATGTACGTTTATTTATAATGAAGATCAAGCGATTAATTCTATATGCCAACAGACACCATTTGCATTTCCTGGTGCGGAATAAGACTGATGATAACATAATGATAATTCATCATTTGCAGCACAATAGAATGTATGTTGAACACCCATAGGCATATATGTAAAATGACTAGCAGTAAATGCTGTTCCTGATGCTGCAGTAGCATCAGCAGTTATTGGTGGCCACCAAGTAGAAGACTTAGTAACACCATTTAATATAACATAAATTCCAATCCACAAATTATATGATGCTCTATGATTAACATGTCCATGTATCTGATAATATCCTGCAACAGGACAAGTGAATACACCAGTACTATTATCAAAGTGACCTCCTTGATTCACATTTACCCTAGTGGCTCTTAATGGAATAATATTAGTTTGAACTGCAGGTGGAGCAGTACCTGTATTAAAACCATCACCATCCCAAACAGGTTTTTTAGGATAACGCATATATCCTTCTGGATGCACATCCATAAACTTGGTTGTTTGAACACCAGTTTTACCATTCCACATCTCAAACATACCAGTACTGGTATGTTCCATGTACATGTAGTCAGAACCACTTGCTAAAGGATTACCTGCTTCTCCATCAAGCATGAAATAAGCACCAGAACCATCCGTACTACCCGTTACCGTTCCATACCTACCAGCAAACTGATGAGTGATTTGACCTGTTCTATGTAAATACCATTTTTGAGTCAAGTTTGTAGCACCACCTGCAGCAATTGTTGAACTATCACCAGTAAATATTGTAATAGCACCATTCAGATCCATTTTAAGTGCAGATCTACCAATAGCACCACCACCATAAGAACTCACCCATCCAGTAGAAGTTCCAGTTGGTCGAATTCCCATTCCAAGATGTAAAGCTCCACTACTATACTCAGTCCAAATATTTGTATAGTTGGAATTAGTTCCACCCCAACCCATACCTCTATTCAGTGTTCCTGATCCAAAGTCAATCAGATTTATTGCACCACCACTTGAATAGTTACCACCATTATCACTACCAGTACCAAATTGAACAGCTCCGTCAGAATTCAGGCAGAATTTAGTAGAACCTGAACTATTCGTACCGAACAACATTTCATCACTACCATGATTATAAGCAATAAATCCAGCATATCTTGCACCACCACTAGTACCATCCGCAAAATGAAGTCTAGAATATCCATTTGTACTACTAGAAGCAATTGTCAAACCAGTATTTGATTCTGACGTATTACCAATAGTCATATCTGTATAACCACTGGAGTATCCTGTATCCTGACAATTAACTAAAAAGAATCCATCTGATGATAGACGCATCTTTTCTGATGGATTCGCTGCTGAGCTATTAGCAGTCGTCATAAATCTTAGATGAGTTCCATGTGCAGAATTAATAGTCCAATCCTGATCTGCTCTTCCAGAAATTGTTGCTCCTAATTTATCTTGACTACCAAATGTAATTTGTCCTAATGTTCCTAGATTAGAAGGGGTATTACCCATTTCTAATTGTATTGTGCCTGGATTCGTTGTATAAGAATTACTATTACCTACTATAACTAAAGATGTTTCTCTAGTTGAAGAAACTTTTCCATATAATAACCTACCACTTGTATCGATGCGAAGTCTTTCAGTAGTACCATGATAGAAAACAAATGGGCCAACAGTTCCTGCTTGGTAGAAATTCATTGAATTTGCACCACCATATCCACCACCACTTGGTCCCTGATTCCATATCTGACAATCAAGAGTGGGAGTTTTGAGTGATAGTCCAATATAATTTGAATTTGTATTCGTATTCTCTACTCTCAAATAATGATTTGATGTTTGATTTCGTTTTAATGAAAGAGATACAGTTGGGCTGTCATCACCAATACCAACTAAACCACTACCATCAATAGTTAATCTCTTACCAGGTCCGTTTGTTACTAAATGAAGTTTCTTATTATATCTTGTACCAAAGGTTAAATCTGTTGATCCATATGACCAAATATTTGCCTCACTATTTTGATAAACATATCTTAAATCATAAGTGCTTTCATGACCAGTTAATAATCTTAATAAATTACCATCAGAATCATGAACTTGCAATCTATATGATGGACTATCAGTTCCTATGCCAACATCACCATCTGATTTGATACGAAGTCTTTCTCCAGCAGAACGATCATTTGTACCAAAAATTATATTTCGATGTGTGCCTTCAGCAGAACTACCATAAAATTGCCATCCTCCAGAGTGATTTAATATCTGTGCAGGTGCAGTTGTACTGCCAGGTGTATCAGCATCATTAAATTTAACACCACCACCTGATGTAATTTCTAATGCCTGATCTCCATTAGTCTCAAATGTAATTGTATCATCAGCAGGGAATCTTATCTTTGTATTATCACCACTCTCACCTCGATGAATAATAGAATCTGATGTGTACAATGAAGTTGCAATTACATCATTAATACCAGAGATGTTTGTTGAGTTATCACCTACAATATTTCCATTCGCAGTTATGTTTCCACTAAATGTTCCTGTACCAGTTACATCTATTCCCGAACCAGTAGTTGATAATCTAACTGTATTACCATGAGAAAGAGTAACTTGTGCTCCAGCAATACAAGATATAGCTTCACTAGAACTATTACTCCATATTCTTAAATTACCATTAACACATTTAATATTATTGTGGTTGCTGTCATGATATATTTCTAAATCTGAACTTCCAGCTGCGTTTCCTAGTTGTAATTTTTTACTATCTGGTAAAAATATTCCTTCTCTTGCTGTTACAATACCTATTGCATCTACATTCTTTACATCTTCATATGTCAATACACCACCAACATATAGATTGTTAAAAGTAGAAACTCCAGATGTTGTATTAAAGTTAGCACCATCAAACTGTACAGCACCTAACGTACCATCAGATTTATAAAATTGAATAATATCACCCTGAGCCGTAACAGAGGCAACACCACTTATTGAATTTGGATTAATAACAGTCATTCTACTTTGTCTCCATTTTTATATTTATTAGACCACAACATAATTGCCATCCACAGATAACGTACCTTCAATAGTAACTGGACCTGCCATTAAACCATTAAAAGCAGTTCCAATATAATGATTTCCACTAAGAACATTGTCCATAATCATCATACCATTAGATACATACATTCCTTTAAAGGAATTACCAATACCTTGAAGATCACCATCATTAATTGTACTGGTATTGATACCTACAGAAGTATTTGTATTCAAACCAACCGAATCTTGACCCCAATACCCTGCAGTAACACCCTCAAATATTTGACCAACAAATTTAGTAGCAGTTATAATACCTGCACCAGGTTTATCAATTGTCATATTACCTGCAGAACATATAGTTACTGCAGTACCAACTTGTAAATTACCACTTGTGTTAATACGAACTCTTTCTGTTCCTTCTATAGTAAATTTGATATGACCATTAGAACCAGTATCAATAGTCTCTACTTCCGTATTACCTTCAAATATCTTATCAGCGACTATACCAGTTAATTGTGAACCATCACCATAATATTTTGTAGCACTTACAATTCCTGAATTACCATAGACAGTTACACCAGTACCAACTTGTAGATCTGCCTGTGGATTTGTGGTTCCGATACCAACATTCCTTCCAGTAGTATGAATACCTGCACTATTTACTAACCAATAATTAACCTGTGAACTATTAGCAGCAACCCATTGTGAAGTATTAGCATCAACATAATAAACATATAAATCACCAGTTTCACTATTCCACCATAGATCACCTGTTTGAGGATTACCAGGAGCACCAGTACCAACCTGAACTATAGAATCTCCACCACTGGCATCAACCCATTGTTCTGTATTACCATCATCATAATATATCTTTAATTCTCCAGTATCACTTTCCCACCATAAATCACCAGCATTAGGATTAGATGGAGGTGTGTCAGATACATCTACCGCACCACCTTCAATACTAACATCTACTGTATTTGTTGAAGAATTATATTTAAAAGTATTTCCTGTACCAACAAAATTTAATATGGTAACACCCGTTCCAATAATAGAACCACCAGAGTGAATACCAATACCAGATATAACACCAGTTAAATTTGAACCATCACCCCAAAATTCTGTCGCACTTACAATTCCAGCATTACCATAAACAGTTACACCAGTACCAACCTGTAAATCTGCTTGTGGATTCGTAGTTCCAATACCCACATTTTGTGTAGTACTAATACCAGCAGAAGTAGAATTCCAATACTGAACAAATGATGCTGCGTTTGCATCTACCCATTGAGAACTATCTGCATCCTGATAATATATCTTTAATGATCCAGTATTACTATTCCACCATAGATCACCATCATTAGGACTTGATGGTGCAGTATCTGATGTAACAACTGTATTAGAACCACCAGATGCTTCTACCCATTGGTTACTACTACCATCTGTATAATAAACATATAACTCACCTACATCTGACTTAAACCATAAGTCACCATTACTTGGAGAACTAGGAGCACTATCACTAACAGTAACAGAAGCACCACCACCTCCTCCACCACCTCCAGTGGTAACAGCATGGAAGAATATTGTACCTATTCCTGCAGTTGCATCATACTGTGCAGTGGTAACACCTGGACCCCTAAAATCTATTATTGTTGCACCAAGTCCTGCAATACCACCAGCAGTCTTAATACCTACACCAGAAACACCAGAACCTGATTGAAATAAAGTATGATTCTGATATAAATTACCAGAAAAATTTATATTACCACCAACATCTAAATTATAACCAGGTTGTGTAGTCCCTACACCAACTCTACCTGCCGTGAAATATGTATTATATGCAGTCGTACCAACACCGACACTCCAAGGGTTAACAGCAACTACTGTTACACCCACACCTGCTGCTTGATCCTGTTCTAGGTATAGTTTTCCTTCATATGTATTAATCGCTAATTCCCCTAACTGCAATTGATCAGTAGTAGGAACTTTATTAGGCGTGGCCGAACGCCTAATCTTAATTTTAGGATCTGCCATTATTAGTGACGGTATTTACCAATTACTGCAGTATATACTGCTGTTCTATTTAGACTATCTAGGACGGTAAGTAAAAAGATTGACTGGTGGATCAGGTTTCATCCACTCAATAATATTATTATACCTATTAAAAGAGAAAAACTCCTGAGAAGAATACCAATCTTCCCAAGGAGTCTGTGCTTTAGATTGATTGCAAGAATGACAGCAGCATACTACATTTTTAGTAATGTCTCTACCACCCTTTGATTGTGCGACTATGTGATCAATTGTAATGTTATCATCCGATCCACAATAGGCACACTTATAGTCCCAACTTTCTCTTATCTTCTTCCTCCATAACCTTTTTGCATCCGATGAACTTAAAGTTTCCAAATTAAACAAATAATGATTAGGAGTAGATAAGATTTTCATAAGTACTTGCGACTTACGATTATTTAGAAACTTAATCTTTTATTTGGATTATAATACGATCATTTTCATAGTCTGCTTTAAACTCAAGTTCTACATCATGAGGCCACATCATTTCCTCATATAAAGCATTAAGTCGATCCATATCTTCCCATAGATCATTAATATGACGTTCATCATCAATCATGCAATAACCTCTCTAATTTTTGTAAGATGTTATTATATGCTTCTACTATATCACCTTCCCCCTTTCTAAACAAGTCTTTATCAAAACTTTTGCCTTCTTTCCAAAGCCGCATTCCATCAGGTGATAGTTCATCAGCAAGGAGTAAATTTTTATTAACATCGTAACCAAACTCCAATTTAAAATCAACAAGTGTAAGACCTATCTCACGAAAGATCTTTGACATTATACCATTAACTTCTCTAGCAGTCTGTTCCATATCTCTTAATGGATAATCTCCCATTAATCTGATACGATCTTCTGTAAGTAATGGATCATCTTTTTCATCATCCTTAAGGTAGTACTCTACCAAAGGCCAATTAAAAATTCTACCTTCCTCTAAGGTAGTCTGTCTAACAATAGAACCAGTAGCAACATTCCTTACTACAACTTCTATTGGAATAATATCTACCTTCTTACAAGACATTATTCTTTCAGGATAAGTATCAATATAATGAGTACTTATTCCATACTTTTCTAAAGTCTGAAAAAGAAGTTCAGATATTTCCATACAGACTTTTCCTTTTCCTTGAGGAAAATCTATCTTCTTACCATTACCAGCAGTAACTCTATCCTCATATTGTATGAGAACTTTATCAGGTTCAGATGTAGTGAATACAGTCTTAACCTTTCCTTTAATAATTTCAGTCATTTTTCAACTTTAGAGTTCCATTCTTTAAATGAAGATTGACAATTAGGTGGTTCAGGATCTTTATATCCTTTTACCTTTTTCCATTTATTATACAAAGCACCTAATATCCAAGATTGAGATAAACTTCTAGGTCCATTCTCTAGCAACTCAAGTTGCTTCTTGTCACTGGTGTATGCTTTATATTCTTCTCTCCAATTGGAGTCATCATAAGGTTTAGTTGTCATAATGAAATGTTCTATCCTTGTTTTTAGGATTGGATAATTTACTACCTCTTGTACGCTTTTCGCCAGTCTGTCCATCACCTTTAGGATGATTTCCAGGTTTTGCTTTCTTACCTATGTTGTAAGACGCACTAGGTTTCTTGGACTGTGTATCATGTAATCTTGCTGGTTTCCCTGCCTTCTTAGTGATAACAGTCTCCTGTCCTGCTTCTCTTCCAGCACGACGCATGGTTTTACCAAACTTACGTTTGGACATACCTTCTGGTTTAGTTGTATGGTAAGAGACCTCCCTTCCAGTTGATCCATCATCATACTTATAACTTCCAGTGGATTTTTTATAACCAATGCCTTTCTTTTTTAATTTACCTTCAAGTTTCTTACGTTTCTCACGGTTTGCAGATTCATCACTTCCACGATCTGCAGAAATGTGACCACTATCATGAGTATCAGATTTACTTATTGCTCTAGAAAGTCCTCCTTCGTCTAGTTGCGAACATTCTAGCATAAATTCTTGATATGTCTTCATTGCTTGTGACACTTTTTGATTATTTATCCCAATCAAAACCTTTCTGCTCTTTCCAATGTCTATACATCTGTCCGTATATCATACCCTCATGTGATCTTATATATCTACCCTGAAGTAACTCTATCTGTTGTGCAGATAACTTACTCTTATTCTCTTTAAGATAATCAAGTTCCCAATTAGAAATTGCCTTTGTCAGTATTTTCATTTTTTCAGTTAGTGTCATTTTTTCCCACTCCTCGTGGTGATGTACTTGTACATTGTAGCGAATATCTGGTTGTTCGCCATGCAAATTATCTCCAGACATAAAAAAAGGGGGAATAACTTCCCCCTTAGTATATCATATTGTATTGATTATATCAACCAACTGAAGGAGCAACAAGTGCAACTTCACTAGTCTCAGCAGATGCTAAGTCCAGAGGAAAGTTATGAGCATTACGCTCATGCATCACTTCCATCCCAAGGTTTGCTCTGTTAAGAACATCACCCCAAGTAGGAACAACCTTACCAGAAGCATCAACAACCGACTGGTTGAAGTTGAATCCATTGAGGTTGAATGCCATTGTGCAGATACCCATAGAGGTTAACCATACACAGATAACAGGCCATGATGCAAGGAAGAAGTGAAGACTTCTTGAGTTATTGAAAGATGCATATTGGAAAATAAGTCTTCCGAAATAACCGTGTGCAGCAACGATGTTGTATGTCTCTTCTTCTTGTCCGAACTTGTAACCATAGTTCTGTGAATCTAAACCAGTGGTTTCACGGATAAGTGAAGATGTAACAAGAGAACCGTGCATAGCAGAGAATAATGCTCCACCGAACATACCTGCAACACCTGCCATATGGAATGGGTGCATAAGGATGTTATGTTCTGCTTGGAATACGAACATGAAGTTGAATGTTCCTGAAATACCTAAAGGCATACCGTCTGAGAATGAACCCTGACCGAATGGGTATACAAGGAATACAGCAAATGCTGCGGATACAGGTGCTGAGTAAGCAACACAGATCCAAGGACGCATACCTAAACGGTATGAAAGTTCCCACTGTCTGCCCATATAAGCAGAGATTCC